ATTGCGGGAGGATTTGACGGAGATGCGGCCTACGGTCAGGTACAATTACAAACATCTCCAAGCGGTCCAATAGCCGTATTTGGTGCAGGAGGTAGCATACAAGCAACGACGTCGGTAGGTTCCTCTACATTCGTTGCTAACTCCGGAACGACGGTACACAGTGCAAGCACATTTGACGGATATACAATAGCGCAGGTGGTAAAAGCTCTGCGTAATTATGGATGGTTAAATTAATGGATCAGAAAACACTTTTAGAAGCAGAGATGGGACGTGCGTTCTTGGAACTTGAGAAAGCTAAGGCAGCGCAAGCGCAGTTGACGCAGCATATCAATAACCTTGTACAGCAGATTGAAAAGCTCAAAGGAGAGGACGATGCCAAGAAAGATAATTAACATCAGATACGAAGGCGAAGAGGCTGACATTCTAGCGGCCATCGAAGCCTTGGCTTACTACGGCAAGTATGACCCTGAAGGCGAATTCTCAAAGGAAGAGGTAGCGCAAGAGTACCTTACTAGGTTTATACGCTCTCGTGTTAAGTCGTATGCGCCAATGGCAGCAACGCAAGCTGATAGAGATGCTTTGAAGGCTAAGGAGATTGCAGCAGCAGCAGCTACAGACGCAGCATTGGACGATATTACGAAACTGCCAATAGAAATAACTGACGTACCTATTGCGTAATGTTTTTAATCTTTAAACCACCTCAGAGTTATTTGCAGGTTCAACTGCTTGACCCTGACGGGTTTAAGAAGAGCTTCGATGAGCTGTACGAAGAACAGTATGCAGCCGCTATTCTTAAGGCTCGGCAAAAGCGCAATAAAAAGCGAAAGAAAGAACCAGAACTAAAGAAAAGCATCAAGCAACGACTTGAGGCAGGTCAACAACTCGAAAGCGTTATTGCTGACATTGCACTGGAAGAATCATTTCGGCAATCGCAGCAAAAGCTGTTCGATGACCTGAAGGTTCAAATTGTAGCTACCGACCATGCACAACAGTTAATGACGGCGTATGCGGAGCAGGTTCGGTCCGATATTGCTGAAATGGTTGCAGCAATCCAAAAAACCATTCAAGATGAAATAGCGACAATAAAGCGTAAACAGAAAGAAAAGCGTATAAAAATACTGCTGTTGTTTGCTACGATGGAAGACGATGAGTAACAAATACAAATTGTTCCAATACTGCCACGTTCAAAAAAAGGTTGTTCCAATCGAAGAAGTTCAAAGGCGAGCACAATCAAACGCTCGTGATTTGTTTATTCAAGACGAGATGGAACCAACGAGAAACCCGCTAAACCCAAAAGAGATTTACACAAGTAAGAGCAAACTGCGAGCAGCATACAAAGCTGCTGGCGCTATAGAAGTTGGAGACGCTTACGACAAGGGCTACCAGAGCGACCGTGAAAACGGGTCACGGGAGCGAGAACTCGTAAGTAAACTTAAAGAGACTATGGTTGATAGGTATAGAAATGGAAGATAATACGCCTGATGTTGAGTCAACAGAGGTAGTTGTAGACCGAGAGCCAGCAGAGCTTTCAATACGTCAAAGCCTCAGTAAGCAGTTTAAAAACCTGAAAGAAGAAGAAAGTGTAGAGGAACCCAACAACGAACGCTCCACAGAAAGTAGCGTAGTTGAGCAGTCTGTTGCACAAACTCAGGAGCGTATTGCCCTGGCTCCTCCGGCTGACATGAACGCCGCTGAAAAGGATGCCTTTCTTAATCCAAACACTGACAATGCTCATATCCTACAGTCATACCTTAATCGTAGAGCTTACGAAACACGAACCCAGTATGACCGAAAGATGCAAGAAGTTAATCAACTTCGTGAGCAGAACTCCCGTGTTTACGACGTAATTAAAGAATACGAAAACGATTATGCCAAAGAAGGAATAAGCGTTGCTGACGTTACTCGTCGTTCAGTTGCCTGGGACAGAGCCATGGAAGCTAACCCAGTGCAGACGACTATCGAGTGGCTTGAGGCTTACGGACTTAAACCTAACGACCTTGTAGGGCAGCAGGAGGCGTACCAACAGCCAACCGAATACCTGACGAGGCAGGACGCCGAAAGAATCGCTGAGGAGCGTTATAAGAGCATACAGCAGGAACAGGAGAAAAAGGCAGTTGAGTACATGAATCAACGTGCTGTAGAATCCTTTACAAGCCGTAAGCCTTTGTTCCGTGACCCTGAAACCGCTTCGCAGTTAGAAGCAGAAATGGCCCCCGTGGTACAGGCTTTAGCAACTACAGGACGGTATAGCTCGACTGACGAGATCCTAGAAACCGCCTATAATTATGTTGTAAACGGCAATCCGACGTTTGCTTCTTTAGCTCAAAGGCTACAGACGGCGCCGGTAATACAGCAGCAGCAAGTAGCCACACAAAAGGCAAAAGCAGCTTCTAAATCTATATCTGGCTCCGCAGGAAGTGGAACTCCCAGGATCGTAACGAAAGATATTCGGGACAACCTGCGGCGTCGCCTTTCTGGAGATTAGCTAATAGTGGTTGTCCCTTAAACCAAAGGGATAACTACAATGCCTAATTTAGAAGAATCAATAGTAACTACCCTGTTCGATCAATCGGATGCCATTGCGGATGAGGTTCTTCACCACAACCCGCTTTTGGCTTCGCTTGATGAGCAGGGTCTTATTCGTAAATTTTCCGGTGGATATGAACTCCGTAAGCCTATCATGTACAATGATGCGGCTGTAGGTGGATTCTACTCCGGTTTTGACTCGTTTGACCTTTCAGCAATCGACGATGCAACGGCTTTCCGTTTCGCAATCAAGCAGGTTTATGAGCCTGTAGCAATTGCTGGACGTGAGCGTCGTGCTAATCGTGACGAGGCTCAACTCCTTGACCTCGCTGAGATGAAGATGAAGGCTGCAATCAGCCGTCTTAAGAACACCGTATCTACCTCGCTTCGTGGCGATGGAACAGGTTCCGGTGGACTTGAGTTCGACGGTATCAAGAAAGCAGTTTCGACATCCCCATCGTCTGGTACCTACGGAACTATTGACCGTAGTACTAATCTCTGGGCTCGTAACCTTGAAATCAACGTTACGCTTTCAGCTTCCAACGTTCAGGAGCAAATCACTGACGCTATCTCGCAGGTAACACGAGGTGACGAGCAGCCTGACCTTGGACTTATGGATCGTACAGCTTGGAAGTTCCTCCACAGCTCATTGACCGCAATTCAGCGTATTCAGCTTCCTGCAAAGAAGGCTGTAGCTGGATTCCGAGTTCTTAGCTACGACGGATGCGATTTCGTATTCGACGGTGGATTTGGTTCTTCAGTGCTTGAGACTAACTCATGCCGATTGCTCAATACTAAGTATTGGACATTCGACATGGTTCGTGGCGCAGACTTCAAACCGCTCGCTCCAGAAATGGCTCGTCCGGTTGACCAGGATGCTTTCTTCACGGTTATCATCGTTGAAGGAAACCTCTGCTGTTCTGCACCTGCACTTCAGGCTGTTATTTACGCTTAATTAGGGAGGTAACAGAATATGTCACAAGTCGGATCATTTGGCGTTAATGCTAAAAAAACCTGGGATGGAATTTCCATTCCTTTGCCTTGCCATCTCGGAGCAGTAGGTTCTACTCCAGAAGGCGACTATATGTTCGTTCAGGCAGATGGTGCCGTTGCTCAGTATGCGTTTGTTCGCATTACTGACGATGGCCAAGCTGCTGAAATTACTACCACTAATGCAGGTTCTAACAACCTTCAGATCGGTGTTGCACAAATTGCTGCACTTGATAACGAGTACCTTTGGGTATGGGTTGGTGGAGTTGGTGGAGGTGGAGTTGGTACTGGCATCCGAGGTAAATGCGCAGCTTCGTATGTGGCTGATGCGAACCTCAACACTACAGCAACTGCTGGAGTAGCGGATGATGCGTCAACAACCAAGATTCAGAACGTAGTAGGACTTACTACGCTTGTTGGAGCTGGAACTGTTGAGCTTAAATCAACTGGACACCTTCGGGTGGGCTAATCAATCTGGCGGCTGGCTCGTATAGCAGCCGCTTTTTATGGAGAATTTATGGCGAGCGCACAAACCCTTATGGGACTCGGTATGCCAGCGGAGCTTGCAGCTTCCGTTACCGATGGTGTTTTTCCAGGAACTGTTACCCCTGCCGGTCAGGTAGTGGCTACGGCTGCTGGTGTAAGAACTAAACAGGCAATCAACAATGTCGGCAACACTACGCCAACAGCGGCTGAGCTTACGACTTCGTTCGGAACTCCTGCCTCTGTAGGAAGTGGGTTTGTCGGTGTTGTAAAAGATGCTGATGCTGATACTAACTGCTTTGTAGTGATATCAAACGGCACTTCATACTTTTACTTAGGGTTTACCAAGGCTTTGTAAACTAACGGGGGGAGCAATCCCCCCAACTTTTTAGGTGATTTATGACAAGTTTTGCTGGAAACACAACAACGACAACTCCAACCATGGCAACAGCTACAAGCGTAACAGTTGCAGCCGCTAGGCCGTTTCGCAAGTTCTTAATGATTCAAAACAACTCGGCAGCAAACATAGCTATCAGTTTTAACGGAGCTACTCTTACCGGAATCACTCCAACAGCTACAAACTTTTGCTATGTGCTCCCAAGCACCGCAGGTTCTAACGTAGTTCGATTTGATAATGGGTTTATACCGGCTGGAGCAATTACGGCGTATCAAACATCGGGGTCGTCGATTAACACGTTGGTCGTTATTGAAGGTTAGTGCTATAAGGTATTTACGCATTTTTGCGTAATACTACGGAGATTATATGGCACAGATTGATTGGCAGTCCATCATGTCGGGGAACTCGCAGCCAAAGAAGCGATACTCTGGCGCTAACGTTAAGTTCTTTTTTGCTTACAACGAGAACCGTGAAAAGTCATTGACGGAGGGTCGTCCAATCTTTGACGAGATACCATCCATCTCAATCCAATGGCCTGGCATGGACGAGACAGTTCGACGGATTGAGCCACAGGACATCCACGATTACCCTGAGCTGTACGCTCGTTTTAAGGCTGGTAGCGAGCCTGTAGTCGAAGGAACTCCATTGGCTGAATGGCCGATGATGTCTGGCTCTGCGATGCGTGAGCTTCAGTACCTTGGCTTTAAAACGGTCGAGCAGTTGGCTGTGGCTAACGATGAGATTAAACGCAAACTTGGACCCTTGTCTAAGTTCTGCAAATTAGCACAAGATTGGATAGACGCAGCGAAGTCCGACCAGAACGAGGTCGTGAAGTTACGGCAGCTTTTGGATCGGGAAACAACTCGTCGTGAGCAGCTTGAGCATAAACTTGAGCTTTTCATGCAACGTGTAGAAGCCAACGAGGGAATTGACCTTCGTGCCGAGAGAAAGGGGGTGATCCAATCTGTTCCAGATGAAGCCCTAGAAGAAGGCATTATTGAGGCTCAGGACGAAAGTCCACGACGAGGTAGACCAAGGAAAGTATGACGATAGCCACGGTTATTACGAACGTTGCAAATGAGGCTGGATACACGGTTGAATCCAACATCCTTACGTCTAATGAGACGACTACAAAACAGCTCTTAGCAATTGCACAACGTATTAACCGTGACATCTTTGAGGCTTACCCGTGGCCTAAATGTTACGCTTCAGGGTCAATCACGCTGGTAGCTAATACGGCAACGTACGAGTTACCAGCGGCCTTTTCATGGTACCAGTACGAAACCTTTTGGAATTCATCGACTCGGTTCAGACTCTTAGGACCAATGAGCGAGCAGGATTACGCCGACATAAGAGGTTTCCAACTTAACCCAACCATTTATCAGCGATTCCAAATTCGGGGAGTCAGCAATAACCAACTCCTTATTAGTCCCACCCCAGGAGCTAACTACAACGGCAATGTAATTATTTTTGAGTATATTGCCGACAGAAGTGTGCGTCCTCGTCAGTGGGTAACAGCAACATCATTTGCTGCTGGTTCTTACTGTTTTAACAACGGCAACTACTACCGGACGACAGCAGGAGGCACGACAGGTGCTACAGCTCCTACACATACTACTGGCTCTGTATCG